CCACATGAGGTTCGTGAATATCTTGAAAATATAACTCAACTTCATGGCCATTAAATTTTATATCATGTCTAAGATTCCAAATAAATCTTTTACCATCTAATGCTCTTTTTACTATTTCTTCATCTTCATTAATTTCAGCGAAATCTAAAAGTATATGTACGTCTAAATCAGAGTTATCTGAGTAATTATAATTCGCTAATGACCCAGTAAGTTGTATATCTTCTATCATTTCAGAAGATATATGAGCATCATCTTTTACAAAATCCTCTACAATTTTTAAAACAGGAGTTAATACATCTTCTTTGAACTCAAAGTTCTCCCAAAATTGAGGGTGAAGAGTATCATTGTAATAGTTATTTTCTTCGAAGAATGTTTTAAAGTTATTCGGCATCAGCTCTTAAAGTTTTAGGTGAGGTTGCAATATAAACTGTAACGTGGTCTTTTTTATCTGATTCTCCTTCTCCTGTTTTATCATAAGAAACATACTGATGTACTGATCTAATATAATCAGCCGCTTTAGTAATCTTAGCCTCCATCCAATCATCTAATGGATAGTCATCATCTAACATATCATGTAGTTCTTTAGAGATATCAGCTAAGTGAAATAAGTCGTTTTTTGCCATACCAGCACCGTTTGGTTCAGCTTTGCTTTCAGCATGATCATTACTACCACAGTGACAATCATATTCTTTTAAGTAACTATCTAATTTTTTAGTAGTTTCCATATAAATATTTATACGATATGACACCAGAATTCGATAAAGTATACGAAGGTCTTTGGGATAATATTAACAAAGCCAAAAAACGAGGTAAAGTCTCTAGTAAATGGAAGAAAGACCCTAAGTATAGAAAGCAGATGAAAAAACAAGCTGCTAAAATATCAAAAGAAGTTGTTGGTAAGCATTGTATTAATAGAAAAAATGGCGGGACTATTAAGCATAATAATAATCTTGTCGGTAAAGAATCTCTTAAGGATTGGTTTAAAAATTTTAAAGAAGGTATACACGATCCAGTAAGACCAGGTATACTAAAAAGACAGACCAAAGGTAAACTTACATGTACTAAAGCGCGTGCTTTAAAGTCTAAACAAAAGAATAAAGGTAACAATACTGCTAAAGCAGCCCAACGATATTTAAACTATCATTGCGATTCTGTAGAGACAGAAGCAGCAAGATGTACTAAATCAACTAAAAAAGCTAGCAGTACCTCTAAAGGTAAAAAGTGGATGAAATGTGTTAAGAACCCTGATGGAAAAGGATACAAAAGAATTCATTGGGGTCAAAAAGGTGTAAAAGTATCTGGTAAAGCTAATACAAAAAGAAGAAAAAGCTTTAGAGCAAGACATAAATGTAGTTCAGCTAAACCAGGTACAGCTAGATATCAAGCTTGTAAAGATTGGTAATTAAATAGATAACCTTTGACCAACACTAATCTTATTCGGGTTGATAATTCTATTCTTATTCATTATATCTTTAATAGACTTACCAGTCATTTTAGAGATTTTACTTAATGTATCTCCAGACTTAACAGTATAGAAGTCAGTCTTTACTGGTTGTTGTGGAGCAGAACCACCACCATACATACCAAAGGCCGCAGCATTACGTTCCATTCTACCAGCTACTCCAGTGCCATCTTCTTTAGACGTTCTATAACCAGCGTGATTAAGATATTCTTTAGCAGCTGCTTTCCATTCCCCTTTATTCATTAAGCCTAATGTATTCTTGCTCCCAGACAAGTCCCCTCTAAAGAAACCATCCACAATAGCATTACGTAAATACTGAGGATAAGAATCAAAAGCAGGTAGTTTGCGTTGTGCAGCAGCTATCTTTGCTTTTACATCTATATTAAATAATTGTTCCATTTGTCTATCAGACAATGGAGTGCGGCCGCGAATAACATTATTATAATCTCTACCTGCTACTTGTTGTAAGGCTTTATCGTTTCGTAAAACAAGATGGCCTACTCCAACGGTTAAGTAACCTTTGTGGTCTTTGTACGCATACCCGGGACGACCAGCTTTACCTTTACCTTCACTCGGAGCAATATAATCATAATAAGATTGATCTTGTTTAATAGCTTGAGTTATTGGAGTAGGCATTTTGGCTTGTACTTCCCCGGTACCACCTAATGTAGCACCTAAAATACCTAATGCTGCAAGAGCCTTTGAAAAAGGTCCTTCTTGCAAAATAATCTCATTTGCTTCTGTTAATTGATCAAATGTCATTTTAATTATTTATAAATAAAATCTCTTACTGGAATGTGATCATACTTTTCTTCATAATCACATTCCCCATAAAAGTAATTATCTAATTGTTCTGCTAATCTAACTTTCGCGATTTCAATATCTACTTCATACCACTCATTTTTTATTTGCTTAGCAAAATGAGCCATTTGTATTTTTATATTCTTCTCTGCTTTCAAGTAATCTGGATGCTTTATAGAATATAAAATTTCATAATCTCTAAAAGGAGAACCCGTCTGATAAGTTTGTAGACGGGTTTTTAGATTCTTAGTAGTTCCGATTTTTATCCAACCTGGCCAAGATCTATTGCTTATGATATAAAGATAACCGGTATGCATTATATTAGGCGCTTTCCCAAGTTTTTGTTTCCTCGTTAAACTTACGAGTAACATCGCCGGTAACAGGGTCTGTAGATAAAGCGGCTTTGACTTCTTTTCTTTGGGAAATCTTATTAGCAAATGACCAGCCTGTACCAATTATACTTGTAGAAGCACCTAAAATCAAATGGAAACTATCAGTAGTAAGAGAGCCTTTAGCGATTAAAACACCTCCAGCTATAGTAGCGGCGTGGCGGAGTAGACCTCCAATCTCTTTTTTATATTCCTTAATGATTTTAAATATTTTGTTCATCTTAAGTATTTATGTCAAACGCAATTAAATACTTACATGGAGCCATCAGGATTTCAACCCCAACATCTAGAGAACATAGCAAAAAACTTAATCGGTGATTATGGTTGGTTGTTTGTTGCTGGTTTAATATTATTACTATTTCAATCTAGTATAAAAAAACTAGCAGCTTCTTTATTTGTATTTGTAGGCGGAGATTACAAAACTGATGATGTTGTTTTTGTGGATGGTAAACCGGGTCGTATTATACGAGTAGGTTTTGTAAAGACAGTCTTCTTTATATATGATGTCCACGAAGGCAAAATCGTTGGTGGCAGTAAGCTAGTAGTACAAAATGAATGGTTAGGTAAGCTTAAAATAGAGAAACCTCTACAGCAGCTTGATCTAACCAGATTTAATGGTTCAAAAAGTACTAAAAGTTAAAGTCAGAAAAATCTGTCTCAGATGTATCTTGTTTGAAT